GCCGACATTTGGTCACAGCTAGAGCCGTTGTTAGCTCTTTGTGGACTGATGAAGTCGCTTTCAGAGTCGCTACGGACTTAATTTCACTAATCCAGTCGTCATTTCAATTGGTGACTTTCTCTGAGTGGTTGTTGGAGCAAACGCCCAACCACCGAGTTAAGTATACAAAAGAACATGAAGACTTGAAAGATGTGGACTATTCTAAACCTTCTTTTCATTCTCGAAACTTCTTCATAAAACAAGAGGTGCAGATGCCCCCGTCTGGAGGCGACTTGAGGACTAAAGCCCCAAGAGGAATTCAAGGATTGAAGGATGGTTCACTGAATGTATGTTTAGGCCCGTTCATCACTTCTTTATCCAAAGCCTTTGCTAAACCATTTTTACAAGGCGGACCAGATTGGCCACGTTATGGCTACACTTCAGGTGCGTCTTCCTTGCAAATAGGTCAATGGTATCATGATATGAAAATACATGGCTTTAGGTTTTTAGAAGATGATTTTAGTGAATATGATGCTTCTCAACGCCGTGATGCCCACGAGTGTGAATTGCGCTTATACTTATCTTTTGACCGCTTCCTAACACAGAATGCTAAGTCAGCCCTTATGTATCAAGCCAAGACCCGAGGGTTTGGACGCTATCATAGTTATTCTATAGATTATACACGTAAATCCGGAGATCAAAACACTTCTTTGGGAAATACATATATTAATTTCTTTGCTCACACTGTAGCAATTCGACATTTCGAGAGAGCTCACAATGTGACAGTAGATTTTTATATGATAGGTTTGGGTGATGATAATGTTATAGCATTTAAATTGCCTAACTCAATTTCCAATGACACCCTTTTGAATGAGTTATCTCAGACCATAGTTTCTATGGGATTAAAACCTAAGATGACAATCCAAAATTTGGCAGTGTCCTTTTGTTCTTGCAATTTCATGCCAATTCAGACCAATTTTAATGGTGAAGTTAAAGACACCCACATAATGGTTCCTAATTTACTTAGGAGAGTGGCAAAGATGGGTTTTACTCACACCCCCGTACCCGCCAAGCAAAATTTACTTGAAAGGTTAAGAGGCAATGAGTTGAGCAAACCTGAAAATGCCCTAGTACCAGTATCTCGAGTGTTTTACCATTGGTATGTCAAGAACGTTAAGAAGAGTTCCTTTTCTGGTAAAGAATGGTGCAATTTTGACCATATACAATTCGAAACTTTAGCAAGTATAAAGCCAGTAGACCAAGAATCATGGTTTACCCAACTATACGGACTTTCAAGTGACGAGGTCTCTACATTAGAAACATTTCTAGTTGAACACTTATGTAACAGCAAAGGTGGTCCTTCTTTTTGGAACCATCCATTAATGTCTGCTATTTGTGCTCACCATCGTGAAGTGGTTGACCCGTACGTCCCAATTGAATCTAACCTCGACTGGTGTAGTGATGAAAACTTGAGTTTTCATTTTAATCCTGCCATCCTGTTAGATCAGATGGATAGTCACTAGTATAGCTTGGCAACTAAGACTGAGGTGCCTTATCATAATGCCTAATCAAAAGATAAATCGTCCAAATCCGCGTCAAAGACGCCGAAATCATCAAATCGCACAAGGCCAGGGTGCCTACAACGTTATGGGAAAAGTCAAGAAAGCTTTTAAAAAGCGTGGAAAGAATATGTTTCAACGCCTTGGTGGCAATTTGGGTACCATCTTGGGAAACCAAGCTTTGGGACAATTAGCCGGACACGGTATCGATGTACTGACTGGTAAAGGATCATATATCAGCAATGCTGATCATATATCCCGGAATGCATTGTTTGGCGGTCGTCATGACTTGTCAACCAATGAAATACCAGTTTTTGGTGTAAATCGAGAAAGTGTAACCGTTCGCCATCGTGAATACATTGCTGATGTTGCAGCTCAATCTTCTTCACCTTCAACCTTTTCTAACGCCCAATACGTTATTTCTGCTTCTAATTCCGATACTTTTCCGTGGCTATCACAGATTGCGTCAAACTTTCAAGAATATCAGTTTTTAGGACTAATTTTTGAATTTGTATCGACCTCTGGTGTTTACACCAGTTCATCTCAAGCTCTCGGACAAGTTATCATGGTAGAGCAAACCAATCCCCTTGATGCTTCTTTCGTCAATAAGTTCCAAATGGAAAATTATTATGGTGCTATTTCATCTAAGCCTGCTGATTCTATTCAGTGCGGGTGTGAATGTGACCCCAAGCAAATTTATGCTCAAGGTCACTTGCTGTGTGGGTCCACTGTAGATCCCCAACACACACTTGGTTTGTTGAATGTAGCAACTAATGCAGTTCCTGTTGGGTCGACCATCGTTGGTGAGTTGTGGGTTAGTTATGAAGTTGTTTTATATCAACCTCTTTTAGCCACCACCATCGATATTAACCCTGACATTCTCTATTTGCATCTTTCTGACAACACCACATCTGATGTTACATCTTCAGCCCCCTTTGGTACTAATGCTAACCGTATTGTATCCAGTTCATCAAATCTTAATTTTGGTGTTTCTGGTACAACATCTCTTATTTCTACTACCAATCTGCCAGCAGGCACTACCATTATGGGAACATATATTGTCGTGGGTGGTGCTGCAGCGTGTGCTGATTTCACATCAGGCTCAATTGCTTCGACCAATTGTACTCTTGTTAACTATTGGTTCAATTACAGTTATGGTGAACAAAGTGGAGCACAAAGTGGTCTTGCT